ACGAGTAATGGAATTAATACAACTCAACCAATACCAAGAGCGGAGCTACGCAGAGACTGCCAGCCGCGAAGGTTTCGTGAATTACGGGGCAGACAATCTCTTTCCTCAGTACCTCGTTGATCTCTTTCATTCGTCCGCTACTCACAACGCATTGTCAACAACTATTGCGATGATGATTTTCGGCGAAGGGTTCGATGCTTCGAGCTTAGAAGGTCGTCTCGCTTTTGACCAATGGAATTTGAACAACGAACTCCGAAAGGCTTGTCTCGACTTTAAGATTCAGGGCGGCTTTGCTCTCGAAGTTAATTGGTCGCTTGATAGGACGACTATTGCCAACGTCTCGCACTTGCCCTTTGAGAATATCCGTTCGGGCTTTGTCAATGAGGACGAGATCGTAGAAACCTACTACTACTCTAAAGACTGGAGCAATAAGCAGGAAGAGCGCGTCGAAATTCACCGCTTTCACAAGGAGATGAACATCGAGTTTCCTACTCAGATTCTATACGTGAAGCCCTTCTCTCCGGGGTCTTTCTACTATCCCAAGCCCGACTATATCGGCTCAATTAACTACATCGAACTCGATAAAGAAATAGGGGTCTACCACATTAACAACATTAAGAACGGGATGAGTCCTTCGTTCTCGATCCACTTTAAGAACGGTATCCCTCCGCAAGAGGAGCGCAATCGAATCCGAATGGATATCGAACGACAACTTGCGGGAGCAAGTAACGCGGGGAAGTTTATCGTCACGTACTCAGACGATCCCGAAAGAAAACCAGACTTCGAGCCGTTCCAATTGTCGGACGCTCATAATCAATACCAATTCCTTTCCGAAGAAGTTACCTCGAAGATTATGGTCGGTCACCGCGTTACGTCGCCTCAGATGTTCGGGGTCTCCGTACCGGGTAAGTTAGGGGGCGGTGGAGAGCTTGAGACAAGCGCAGAACTCTTCGAAGAGAATGTCATCTCAGGTTATCGCGAGGTAGTCATTGAGTCGGTTTATACGCTTATGCGAGCCGCTGGAATAGATGCGAAGGTTGAGCCGCTTGGAGGAGCAGTAGAAGAAGCCAACGTCGAACAATCATATACAGGTGTTCAAATCAGTTCAGCGGTTGACGTTATCTCGAAAGTCACAACCGGAGAACTCACCCGCAATCAAGCAATTCAAATCCTCGTTTCGATGCTTGGGTTTGGGTTGGAACAGGCTGAAAATATGTTCGCGACCGACTTACAACTCTCAAAGGAAGAGCCGCAAGAAGTGAACCTCGACGGATGCGTTGACTACCTCACCGACAAAGGCGAAGAGATGGGGGGTGAATGGGAGTTGATAGATGAATCTCCCGTCGATTACGACCTTGAGAAAGCACGGGATGCGATGTGGGCATTTGCAAGTGTTCCTTCATCCAATCCCAACGGCAAGAGCGAACAAGATACCGAGATCATCAAAGTTCGTTACACCTATGCTCCGAAGTCCACGCAAGCTGAATCCCGCGACTTCTGTAAAAAGATGGTCAACGCTGGCAAAGTCTACCGAAAAGAAGACATCGAAGCCGCTAGTTTACGCGCGGTGAATCCGGGCTTTGGTGAGGGTGGGTCAAACACATACGATTTGTTCCTTTTTAAAGGCGGTCCGAGGTGCCACCATTACTTCAGCCGTCAAACATACTTGAGGAAGAACAACAAGAAGATCTCAGTCAACCAAGCCAAGAAACTCATCCGAGAAGCCGGGGTCGATGCGAAGCGATTACCCGAAAACGATAAGCGAGTTGCACAACGTCCTGTCGATATGCCGAATGAAGGCTTCATAACCCCCCGATAATGTCACTACAAGCAGAAGTCCTCTTTGTGAATCCGGATTATATTAAGCGGATCACCAACATAAACGGAAGCATCGAGGACGCTTACCTCGTTCCTTCAATTATCCTCGCTCAGGACAAGTATATCCAGCTCTATTTGGGGACTGACCTCCTCAATAAACTCAAGGCCGATATACAAGCGGGTACGCTCTCCGGCGATTATGCCGTCCTCATGGATTCCTACGTCCGCAAGGCGACCCTTTGGTGGGCTATGGTCGAAATGATCCCTTCCCTTTACGTGAAGATGGATAACGGGTCTTTAGTTATTCGGATATCTGAAGACACTACGAGCATAACCCCGGACGATTTGCACCGAGAGGTAGAACGAGCGCGACAAAATGCGCAGTTCTACACCTTCCGACTGTATGACTACCTCTGTAATAACTCCTCGCTGTTTCCTGAATACACTTCGAACACGGGAGCCGATATGCTTCCACAACCTGCCGACTATTACCAGAGCGGAATGAGTATTTCGGGAAGCAGTAGATATCCGCGTTTGGTAGATTTAAGAGCGTTCTTCGGATGAGAAAGAACCGCAAAGAGAATATAACGCTATTGAAAAAATTCCTCGATGACATCGACAGAAATAATCCTCACAATTCTCCCAAGCGCGATAACGATCGTGATGGTGTGGGTAAACCTAAACAGAGAAATTGAAAAGCTAAAGGGGCGAATCATTCGCGTAGAGTCCGATAAAGACGAGCTAAAGAAGATGATGAAAGAGGTCATCGAGTCAGTTCACAAAATCGAAATAATGCTCGCGAAAAAATGAGATACTTTACCCTTGACGAATTCGATTCCCCCGACTCTCCCGGCTCTGGCGAGATGATGGATCAAGACTTCTTGTCTATGCTTGACGAGGCTCGCGATTGCGCAGGGATTCCCTTCATTATTAATAGCGGCTTTCGTACCGTCGCCTATAACCAAGACCTAAAGAAGAGGGGCTACCCTGTAGCGAAGAACTCTTCGCACTTGTTAGGGCTTGCCGCCGATATACACGTAGAAGATTCGAGGGCGAGGTACATCATTCTCGAAGCACTTTCCGAAGTCGGTTTCAATCGAATAGGAATCGGGCCTGGGTTCCTTCATGTGGATTTAGACGTAAATAAGTCGCAACATAGAATCTGGACGTATTGAATAACTTCCGCCCCCGCTTAGATCCCAAACTCGCAAAGGCTATCAAGAGCCTCAAGAAGAACGAGCGACGGATTCTTTGCATAGGGGATTTACATTGTCCTTTTGAGCTAGACGGCTACCTCGAATTTTGCGTGGAGACCTACGAGAAGCATTACTGTAATCAAGTCGTTTTTATCGGGGATATCATAGACAACCACTACTCAAGCTATCACGAGAGCGACCCGAACGGCTTGGGAGGGGGCTACGAATTACAACAAGCTATCCAGCACGTCGCGCAATGGGCTGAGGCTTTTCCCGTGGCTGACGTTATAATCGGAAACCATGACCGTATCATTATGAGAAAGGCCTTCTCTTCGTCCGTCCCTCGCGAATGGATACGCGACTACAACGAGGTTCTCGGTACTTCGTGGAATTGGGTCGAGCGCATTGAGTACGATGGAGTACAATACTGCCACGGGGAAGGCGGGACTGCCCGCACGAAGGCAAAGAACGACATGCAAAGCACGGTTCAAGGCCATATACACACGAGTGCTTATGTAGACTGGATGGTCGGAAACAACTTCAAGATTTTCGGAATGCAAGTAGGTTGTGGGCTAGATCGTGACAGCTATTCGGCGGCATACGCGAAGCACTTTAAAAAGCAAGCGATAGGGTGTGGGGTAATCATCGGCGGACATACCGCTTTCAATGTACTTATGGACTTATGAAGCTAAAAGAAACAAAGCTCGGTAAATGGTTCAGGGATAAAAGCCCCGACGTACTCGAAGCAATTGGGGAGCTCGTCCCCGGTGGGGAACTGCTCAAAGCCTTGGGCGTACTCATTGACAAGAGTACCGAAAGCGAGGAAGAGAAAGAAAAGGCGCGGGTCTTGCTTCTCGAACTTGCCAACGCAGACAGAGCCAGCGCAAGAAATCGGGAGGTAGAAGTTACGAAGGCACTTGGAAAGCGCGACTATATGCAGATGTTCGTCGGCATTGCAGCCATGAGTATCGGGATCGTCCTGGTAGCATGGGCGAAGTCGGGGGTCGAAGACAAAGAAATCTTTTTTCATATCCTCGGATTTGCGGAGGGTACTCTCGTGGGGCAAGTCGTGAATTACTATTTCGGAAGCTCTCAGAAATGACGTATCTTCCCGCTTGATAGTTATCTATCTGTTTACGTTTGTTGTTCAATGAGGGGGAGGCCGAACGCGGCTTCCCTCTTTTTTTTGCATAAAAACTCAAGAAAGTTTTGGATAACTAAAAAACTTGCGTATCATTGCACCATGAACAACAAACAAATGGAACAGCACGAAATCCAAATCGATTGTAACGTCTACCTCGAAGTAGAGTATTCAATCCAATACGGAGAAGAGGGAACGTATGATACCCCTCCAAGCCCTTCGACATTCGAAATTCAACGAATATGGCTCAGAAGCGGCGAGTCAGTTATCGACGTAACCGAAGTAAACCCTGCTTATTTAGACTTCCAATTCAAGCGCATCGAGGAGGAAATCGAAGAAGAACTTATGAACCGATGAACGAGATTAAAGAAGACGTCCTGAAGTATTGGGAATGGGCACAAGAAGAATTTAAAGGGGAGGATATCGACCGCCTCCGCTTTGAGGTTGACTCCGCGATCATTAACCTAAACAGATACATAAATGCAGAATTTAAAAGAAAGGCAATGGGCAAAGCCCGTATGCGTACAAAGTAGCGTAAACGTTAACCCCGCTTCTTCATTCAACGAATGGGCGCAAAGCCTCCGCGATGAAGACGCAGAATTCGACAAAGCATGGAAGCAATTCAAGACGGCGATAGTGAAAGCCCGGACTTTGAGCAAATGAAAACCGACGCTCTCGAACTCCTTAGAAACTCTTCGCTACGCGATGACGACGGAGGACTCGAAGACGAAATCTTGTCAGGAGAGCCGACCGAAGAACGCTGGAGCGAAATATTTTT